TAAGTGAACTTAACTACAACAAATGCTTTATTAGGTGATGTTGCCTTATTCTGTGCTAAAGAATTAGGTGTTGACCAATATAATGTAAGAGTTATTATTAATGAATGTTGTCTTAAACATGATAATGCTATGGGATGGACATATGATTTAGCATTTGGTAATGAAATAGATATAGAAATAGAAGAAACATTATCTAATGATAAAAAGATATTAACAATGTGTCATGAAATGGTTCATGTTAGACAATCATGTAGAGGGGATGAACATTTTTGTGAAGATGAAGCTAATAAACTAGAAAAGGAGTTATATGAAAAATACAAAACTAATAAGTGAATACTATAAAGAAGATGGAGCCGTAGCTAAAATTTATAGAGTAATTACAGAGATGGATGGTGATCATTCATTCTTTTCTATTACATATAAGGATAAAGATGGTATTCGCTTAGCGACCGAAGACTTTAAGTTTAAGTCATTACAATATGTTGAGGACGCTGCCGAAAATTGGACACTAGGAATTAAGGAGTTATCATATGCCTGATTTTGACTTTGGTTTTACCCTCGTTGATGAGGATGAGTTAGACTCTGTACAGCACCTGAATAAAGTTGTTGAACAAAGTTCTAGTAACTTTGACTCTGCACAAGACAAACTTGATAAGTTATACAATGCAATTGTTCCTTTATTAAATAATTTAAAGTCAAACCCTGAAAAGGAATATATCAAATGGCCAAACCGAATTGAAAAGGTTGAAGCATTTGAAGAACACATACTATCTATATACAAAACATAGGTATCCCTTTGGGGATACAAAAAGGTATCCCTATTTAGTTGCAAAACTCTTTACACTTTTGGCTTAGTTATGTTATAATATACATATACAAAATAAAAAAAGGAGTTACAAAATGAAAAACGAAAATAACATTAAACCAATTATTATAAAAAGCCCTTTAAGAACTAATCTTAAAGAATATAATGATTATGGTGTCGATAATGATACAGGTGACATATGGTCTTTTAAAGGTAAAGAACCTAGAATGCTTACTACAGGTGGTAAAGCATATCCTTCAGTTACGTTAGATGATAAAAAAACTATCCAAGTTCATATTGCAGTATTTTATACATTAAATCCAACTATTAAATTTCCCGCAAGTATTGATGCTGATGAATGGGAAAGAACACCTAAGTCAATACAAAATATAGCAAGACAGGCATTTGAAGTTCATCATATTGACCATGATAATACTAACTTTCATCCATCTAATCTAGAATTGGTTACACGTGAAGAGAATAGAAAACTATCATACATTCATTATCATGGAGATAAATAATGAAAAAACCAAGTCAAGAATTCTTTGATACCTTAGGTGAATATGTTTACACATATTTAGATCCTAACACAGGCAAAATGGTCTATGTTGGTAAAGGTGTTGGTAAACGAGGTATGTCTCATATTAAAACAAAGGGATATGACCTTGATGATCTACATATACTAGGTAAGAACTTAGAACGATTTGAAAATAAACCAAGTTTATTGCTTGAATCTTTTTTAATTAGTAGGTATGACCTACATGATGATGATAATGTGGCAGACAATAAAGTCGCTGGTCACTATAAGGAGTGTTTTGAAATGAGTAAACTAAATTTTCTATTTAATGAGTATGAAGAATCTAAAAGAAATTTCTTTGTTGAATGTAATGAGTTAAGAGATCAACTTGAATCATATGGTAATGTCGCTGTGATTGTTGCTCGTAAATCATCTTTTTATGTTGAATCATCCGATAAGGAACGCAGGGCATTTAAAATATATGTAGACTCTGATGGAGTGTCTGTTTCGATTTGGGGTAAAAATGTAACTGATGATTGGAGAGATGCTTTTTCTAAAAATCTTATTGATAATGGGTATGAACCAATTACAGATAATAAGAAAACTATTTCATGGTCTGTTAAAAACCTTGAAGAAGCTATGGAATTATGGGGTGACTTCACTAAAGGATAGGTATCCCTATGGGATACAAAAAGGTATCCACAAATAGATGAAAAGTAAACGATAAAATGGTTTACTTTTCAACACTTTTATGTTATAATATACATATACAAAATAAAAAAGGAAATAAAATGGGTGCAACTACTGGAATGTCAAGAAGAGAAAAATTACAATATGAAGCAAGAATTAGAAATATGACAAAAACTTCTAAGCTTCCTATTTCTATGGCTGCACATGCTGTAATTGAAGATGAAGACTTAATTAATGAACTATTAAGAAACTCTAAAGATAAAAGAACTATTGAAGAAAGAAAAATTGATAAATTAATGAATAAGTTAAATAACACTAAACCTGCTAAATGGGGTGATGGTGGTGCTTATTCACCTGAAGTGATGTATGGAAGTGATGAGGAAAACGCACAGGATTGGGCCAACTCAGGCTTAATAGACATTGCACACGATACTATGAATAAGGAAAACTATGGCTAAGAAACATATACAACGTAGGCAAAAGGTTGGCATTGCAGGTGCACCTCTTGATAAAGGATGGGATATGTTCAAGATGTATTTCCATTATGATGTTGATGTAAAGGATGCACTTGAAGTAACAAAGAACTTTGTTAAAAAGAATTGGAGTAAGGATGACGCTAAGGCTATTCTGGCCAATCCCAAATATGAATATAGTTATTCCCACATTGCCGCGATATGTTATTGGCATCAATTAGACATGGAGTTTCCAGATAATTATAGTAATGCTATTGATTACCTAACAAAGAAGTTTAACACTCTTATTGCACCAGGTCAAGCACTTATTGATGCTGCTCTGGCTGAAACAAAAGCAAAAGCAACTAAATTTGTTATTACACCTCAAATGAGAATGAAACAAAAGGTTCTTGATACTGTTATGGAAGATCTTTATTTACTTGAAGATAGTTGGTTAGAAGGTGGTAAACCATTAAAGATTAATTTATACAAACAAATGCAAGTTCATGATATTAAACGCTTTGAGGAAATTGAGGGTTGGATAAATGAATACCTGAATGATTACAACTTGTTCTTAGCAAAGGATGAATATATCCTTGAGTGTTATAAACATTTAACCCGTAAAGAAGTACAAGGTAGAGTTAAGATCCTGGAAGGATTTGTTGAGGATGTAGCGTCGTTTAAAGCCTCGAAGAAGGCCACACGAAAGGTAACAATCAAAAAGATTAAAGGTGCGGATAAACAGGTCGCTAAGCTTAAATACCAAAAACAGAATTCAGAATATAAATTGACTTCTATTAACCCATTGAAGGTACCTACTTCAATGCATATATACTTATTTAATACAAAGAATAAAGAATTAACTGTTCTACATTCTATGAGCCCAGATGGTATGACTGTGTCAGGTTCTACCATTAAGGGATTTGATCAAGCATCCTCTGTTAAAATTACATTGAGAAAACCAAATGATCTTATTCCAATCATTCTTAAAAAGAGTGTGAAACAAATTGATAAAGAGATAGATAAACTAACAACAAAACCTAAAAAAGCTAATGGAAGGGTAAACGAAAATATGGTAATATTACAATGCAAATAGAAGATATTAATAAGAAAAGTTTTAGTAGAATGGTTGAGGTATATGTTCGTACCCATAAAGGGTGTGATTATATGGAAGCCATTATTCAATTATGTGATGAAAATGAATTGGACTTAAGAGATGCTAAGAAGTTAGTATCAAAAGAACTAATCGAGCGAATTGAATATGAAGCAAGAGAGTTAAATATGCTTCATGGATCTAATTCATATACTTTACCGATTTAGGGGTTTACTTTTGGTGTGTTTTGTGTTATAATATAATATATGATGGATGGATATGATACCTTTACAATAGCTCACGCTATTAATATGCACTTTAATAGTAAATATGATGCTTTTAAATATCATTTTAAAACTAGAGTGAACCAAAAGACTTATTGGGGTAGACCTGATAAGTATCAATTAACAAAAATTGGAAAACGATTTAAAACTAAAGAAGAGGTAATGGGTTACTTCGCGGCTCATCAGTTAGCTGGCAACAAATGGTCAGGTGATATGATTAGAGATGAAGATGTATACACCGATTATCTTAAACGAATAGAAAGCTTATCTTATAACTTTAAGAATGAGCTACAAGAACTTTCTGAGTATAGTTTAGATGGTTTGATAGGAATGTATAAAGATAACTATCCAATCATTATAAATAAATACTTGGAAGATACAGTGTCGATAGAGACAGTGTGTATCCTTAATGCATTAACAGGTTTCATTGAAGATGCTAACGGGAAGATTACGGAAACAATACTGTGGCCGGACATCTATAGAAAGGTAACTAAATATCAACCTTTCTTGAACTTTGATAGAGATAAGTTCTTGAAGATTGTATTAGATACTTTTACATAATGATACAAATAATATACAAATATATAGGAGAATAATATGGGTTTTGCTGATTTAAAACAAAAAGCAATGAATATGGATAGTTTAGTTGGTGCAGGCAACAAAGAAACTAAGAAAGAGACATACGGTGATGACCGTATGTGGAAGCCAACAGTTGATAAAGCAGGTAATGGTTATGCCGTTATTCGCTTCCTACCAGCCGTAGAAGGTGATGATCTTCCTTGGGCTAAATATTGGGATCACTTCTTCCAAGGTCCTACAGGTCAATGGTATGTAGAAAAGAGTCTTACTACTATTGGTAAAGATGATCCAGTATCAGAAATGAATTCCAAGCTATGGAATAATGGTACCGAAGAAGGTAAAGAGATTGCACGTAAGCGTAAACGTCGTTTACACTATGTGTCAAACATTTGTGTTGTTTCTGACCCTGATAACCCAGAGAACAATGGTAAAGTATTCTTATATGAATACGGAGCTAAGATCTTTGAGAAGATTATGGATGTTATGCAACCTAAGTTTGCTGATGAAACACCAATCAATCCATTTGATATGTGGAAAGGTGCTAACTTTAAAATCAAAATGGCACAAGTAGGTGGTTTCAGAAACTATGATAGATCTGAATTCGCTAATGCTGAACCATTAGCTGATGATACTAAGTTAGAGGCAATTTACAATGCACAACACTCTCTTAAAGAGTTTACGGATCCAGATTCATTTAAGTCATATGATGAACTTCACTTGAAGTTGACTCGTGTGTTAGGTGAAGAAGGTGCTGTTACTTCAAGTGCAGAGGATGTAGATTTAGATGAAAAGGTTGAATCACCTTTTGTTGAATCTGCTCCAACAGCTACTGCAGATAATTCAAGTGATGATACTATGAGTTACTTTGCTAAGTTAGCTGCAGAGGCATAAAAACTAAAATTTATAAGAGCTAGATAGCAGTTTTTACCCCCTTAATTGGGGGTTTTTAGTTTCTAGTTACCAGGTGTGAATGTACCTGAAGTTGGTACATCTGTTCTAAGAGTACTATCAATACCACCTTTTACCATTTCATCTATTAAATGACCATATTGATGAACAATATGACTTGTAGAATTATTACTATTACTATTATCATATAGATTTACGTTCTGTTTTTCTGCAGCTGCCTTAGCTTCCGCCTCTGCCTTAGCTTTGTCTTCAGCAATCCTTTGCGCCTTAAGTCGTTTGGCATTATTTTTAATTAATTGTGTAGTTAAAGGGGCCACAGTATTTGATATATCGGCCTTGCCGCCTGCAACAGCGTCAATTGTTGATGGGGGTAGACCGTTGGCTACATCTTCAAGTTGTTGGTTTTGTGCATCCTCTAAAGACATATTAGATGCAGTGCCTGTTTCAGAATCAACAACAGCAACAAGACCTTTCTTTTCATTTTCTAATTTAACTTTATTGGCTGCTTCAATAGCTTTTTGATTTGCTTCATAATCATCCATAAGTTTAATAATATCATCTTGATATTGAATGAATAATATAGCAGCACCTACAGCAATTGCTGCACCCATAGGGGTAAACATTGGAGCCAACCAAGGAGCTATTCTAATAACATATCCAGCAAATGCCCAACCATATTTAGCAAGCATTTGACCAAATCTTTTAATTAAGCCAGGCTTACCTTTAGGCATTTTATTTTTCTTACCACCACCACCATAAGGTATCATATCCCAATTAGACCCAGCATATTTTTCTTGCCTTTGTGGTCCACCTAATAATAGTGGATTCTTATTCTGTGATGAGCTTAAACCTGTATTTTGACTTGCAATAGTAAGGTTTCTATTCCTATTGGCTACCTCGTTAGCATTTTCTCTTAATGCCATTGACGATGGTTTCTTAAAGGATGCTTTAAATTCTTCTTTAACTTCTCTAAAAACGTGGGTATTTATTTCAATATCTTTTAATATTGATACTAAATCATCACAACAATTCATGCCACCGCCACCGCCACCAAAAAACTTTCTATTATGGTCTCTATTATAAACTACGCGGCTGCCTTTTGTTGTTATTCGCTTTCCATCAGGGCCCGTGTAACTATTTTTAACAGAAGCTAAATCACCATGGTCAAATATTTGTAGTTGATGAAAGTCTTTATTTCTGGCTTTTAATTTTTTTCGTTCTTTTTGGACTTTATTTAATACATCTTCTCTATTGTTTCTTGCCGCCCAGCCTTGAGTTTTACTTAAAACTTGATTAACTTCCCAATGGGTCTGGCCAGCTTTAATTCTTAACCCTTCTCGAGCCTTAGACTTATTAGAAGCATTACGAGTTTCTTTAGCAAAATCTTCTCTGGCGTCGTTTGGTGATTCACCAGTGACTTTGTATATACCATGTTTTGCATATACTTTGCGCTGAGCATCTCTAACATTACGAGCTCTCATTAATTGCTCATTTTGTGACGCCGAGGTATTAGTCATTCGTGTCTTTAATTGTGCTTCACTGTCACCAGATAACATACCGTGCATACGAGTTATTGCTTTAACAATACTTCTAGAACCTGCATCAGTACGGGCAATTAACTCATCGAAGTTAGCATCAATTGAATCTTTATTTCTTTCTGCAACATCATCCATTTTATCAAATGTTTTACCCATAGATTCAAATTTATTATCCATGGTATCAAAGGTTTTACCGAAGTCACCAAACTTAGCAAATTCAAATAGTAATGTGGCTGTCTCTAGTTTCTTTAGAGTTTCCATATTGGAATTAAGATCAGAGAGGGCACCGTTAACTGAGTCTAGTCTATTCGATACATCACCTAAGGCATTTAACTGTTGTTCATTACCTTGTTGTATTGCTCCTTCCAAGGCACCTGCACCTGAGGCAGGACCAAACTGAACTCTATCGAATCCCGTAGAACTTAATGAGGATCCATCCTCACTTACTTCTGCTGTAGCTCGGGTTGTTCTTTGACCCGCCTTAATACCTTTTCCGCCTATTGATGTCTTTCCCATAGTTAACCTTCAGTTAATCGTTTTGTTTCTTCTTTAATTTTATTGTCAATTAATGCTACATATATTTCCCTTTCCCAAGGGATCATATTATCTAATTCACTCAATGTAAAGTTATGCTCCTCCGCAATAATAAAATTCCCTCGGTATACATTTTCAAGGGAGTTATTGGAAAGAGCTATATAAAAAAATCAGATAATGAATTATAACTTATTTGATTTTCTTCACCACATTTACACACCCATTTAATATCATAATTGATATGTGGCATTGTAAGTACACCTGCCAACAATGGATTGAATTGAGTAGTATTTAAGTTACCTAAGAACTCAATCACTTCACTCAATTCAATTGTTTTTGTATTGTATATTTCATCCCCATAATAAATGGTATCAATTGAATTAGCCACAGATGTAATAATAATATCATCATCATCAATGTCTTTAAATATTTCTTTATCAGCAATTGATGGATATTTTAAATCAATGATAAGTCCATCACCTAAGTCATGTCTCATATTATTATCTTCAAGACCGACCACTTTAATATCATTAAAATTTACTTTAACATTTGTTACAATATCACACCCTTCCGCGCCACATTTATAACCTAATTCTGCTGTTTCTCCCACTGATATTGCTCTTATCTTAACAAAGATATATTCAAGATCAAATACAGTTAAATCATCCAATGTAATATTCTGTGTGCAACTCAATACTATATTATTAATAGCATTTTCTATCTGCGTTTCATCTTTAGACTCTAATGCTATTAGTAGTATCTTTTCTTCTTTGACCAAGTATGGTCTATATTTAATATTCTTATTAGATGAGGGTACAACTAATGAATACTCTGGCACTTCAATTGTTGGTAATATATTCATATTTTAAAAAAATCCTTTCATGCTATTATAAATTGAATCGAATTGGGCTCCTGTACCAGTTAAAAGCTTTTTACCTTGATCGATTACTGACATTGCAGAATCTAATAAGCTTTCATCTTTCCAGTCATCAAACCCGACTGTTATTGTTACCTTCACCACATCATTTTCAGACTGGTTAGATAAATCTATTGTACCAACAGAGATAGGGAATGCATTAATTAATTTAACACCATATGCTGGTATAAAATCATTACCTGATCCCATTTGTTGAATAACAATATCTGTTGTGTATGTATCCTTATAGGCAATGCCTTTATCGGAGCCAGACACAATCATATCTTGCCAAGAATCAAAATATTTCTTAATATAATAATCATTGGTTAAAGTAAAAGTAAATGTTACTTCATCTACAAGATAAGAATATGGTTTCTTAATTGCTTTATGTGTGGTACGTCTTTCCATTGTCGCTATTCTTCGACCTGGTAGTTGAACAGAATCACATAATAGGAACATATCCCTAGGGTCATTAAAGAACACCATAGGATCTATCTTCCCTGGCCCTGGTTGTATTGCCGTCGTAAGTAAATTGGATGCAAGGCCAGACCAATCAGTATTTAAAAGGCCTTGCTTTTTATTTGGGTGTGTAATATAAATGGCAAATCTATTTGATCTAGCCACACCACCTCGTCTACCAATGGTGGATTTTAATGTGTCTATTCCTACTGGCAACATGATTAGTACTTCCTTTTACTTTGATTCCACACAAAATTCTTAGATTTTCTAACAAAATTCTCTGTTGGTAGGAATATAGCAATATCCCATTCCGATGCTTGAACTTTCATAATCTTTGAATCAACGTGGGTGGTTAAATAGTGTTTAAAACAAGGTGCAAAGTATTTGTATTTACTCGCGGCCTTTAATAGTTTATAATTTAGTTTTATTCTGGTTGTTTCGTCGAATTTCTTATTATTTGCAATATCAGACAATCTATCTAAAAATATGGCTCTATGTTTTAGTGGTAAATAATGTAAATTAAGTCCATAAAATCCACCAGGTGCTTTTCCAACCATAATGGTTAATGGGAATCTATCATAATACGGTAATGTCTTTCTACCTTTAGGATCATATACATACATGAACATATCACCAATGCGAGGAACTTTTTTTTGTTCTAATCTTTCATCCTTAAGCATCTTGTGCATGTTAATTTGCCCCATGCCCTGTATTTGTTGCCTAAACCATTTCGATGCTTCTTTAGACCTTTTGGTTATACCGGCTCTATATGCTTCTGATTCTAATTTGTCGAAAAGTGATCCCATATTGTTATTTATACCTTCTTCTTAATCTTTTTAAATGACTTCCAAACCTTCTTACCCATTTTGGTCTTTGATGCTCTATTTTTCATAGTAAGTAAATTAATACCAAATCCCTCTAATGTTTTCTCTGTCCATATTTCAAAATGGTAACCTCTGTCCTCGGCGTACCGTTTAGCATATCTCCATTTAGAAGTATTTTTCATGTACCTCATTGCCTCGTTAAGGTTCTTTCTTTTTGGGGGTTGTGTTTGGCCGTGTGGTTTAATTTCAACCAAAAGTACTTTGCCGTTGGTAAATTTAATTGTTAAATCAATGAAGTAGCGGTGGGTTTTATTATCGGTGGCACAGATGTATGGAACAATCGTCTCCTCCGAATTCCACCAACGTACATTCTTTTGTTTTTCAATCCATTTAAATGTTTGTTTTTCCCAAAATGATCTATATGTTACTTTGGTATAATCACCCTTGTATTTCTCGGGAAACTTAACCTTGTACTTACCTTTATATGTTTGCATGTCTTATTTATAATGTGTATAAATAACTATTATTGTATAAGGTATATAAACAATGGACTTTTCTTTTGATGACGTAACAAATTATGCTTCTTCAGCATTCGATTCAGCCACTGAATTTGTTGGTGACTCAGTTAACTCAGTTATTGAAGGAGCGAAAGGTATATTTGAAGGTGATAATCCATTAGATGCTATGGCTTCTGGTGGATCTAATTATTCTGCTAGTAAACCTATGTTACAATACCCCGAAACATTAGGAGCCGGTGCAAATGAATCCATGTATGAATCAGACCCAGAAAAGGATGATTCATGGATGTCACATACCCCAGATAAAGGTGATGATGCTATTATATCTAGTGAATCTAATGATCCATTCATATCATTTAACTTTAAAGAAATATCTACTACTATGGATGATGTAGCCGCCCATAAATTTGAAAGTACTAAACTAATTAAAGGTGTTGTTGTGTCTAAGGTTGTTGGTTCTGGTGTAAAGGCTTTAACAAACTCATTGGGTTTTGATGCAGGTGGCTCAAATACATTAGCTCCTGGTGATAAATCAGCATTGGCAAATACAGCAAATAAAGCTGCTGGATGGGCTTCAAATCTTGCAGCGCTTGGTTATATAGCTGATGCTGCGGTCACTATGTCTAATTCAATTGACCAGAAACCAATTAGGAGCACAATAGCTAGAGTGGCTTTATATATGCCACCATCAATGCAAATTTCGGATTCGGCAGAATATTCACCAAATTCAAATAAGGCTTTGGCATATGCTGCTGAAGCTGCTAATGCCTTAAGAGATAAGGATGGTAAATTCACTGTTGACTCAGTAACAAAGCCTAAATTCAATGGTGATATGGGTGTGGGTTTAGCCGCAGGTGCAGGTGAAGCTCTTATGGGTGGTGGCCTTATTGGTGCTGCAGCTTCACAATTAGGATTTTCCGATATGTCATTAATGGCCACAATGGGTCAAACAATTAAATTGGTTGGTGATGAAGAATTAAGATTATTAGGTAAGGCAATAAATCCTAATGATTATATGCAATTCAAGTCTATTAATTTAAGACAATTTTCTCTTAATTTCAAGTTTTTGCCTGATAGTATCTCTGAATCAATTCAAGTAGAAAAAATTATAAAACAATTCAGATCATCAATGTACCCTATTAAACATTCTAATATTACGATGACAGTTCCTAATATGTTAGATATAAAATTTCACAATGTTGCGGGTATGGTAAAGATGCCTGAAGTCGCATTAACTAATGTAAACATTACATACAATCCAAATTCAGCCTCATTCTTTAAAAAATCTGGACAACCGGTTGAAATTTCAATGGATATTCAATTACAAGAAATACATCCTATACATAGAGCTGATGTTGAGGAAGGATACTAATGGGATACTTTACAAATTTTAATACTATTCAATACGATATTAATGGTGATGGTATATATGATAATATTACTAATTTATCATCCATTGCTAAAATATCAAAAGAATTAATTGATAATACTACATTTTATGATTTAATTAATATATATGATGGGGAAAGACCTGAGCAATTAAGTTATAGGTTATATGGGTCAACCAATTACTATTGGACTTTCTTAATGATTAATAATGGTATTAATAATATATGGAATGATTGGCCTAAGTCTTCTCAACAATTAAAAGAATATTGTGAAAGAAAGTATGAACATATTGCTGCTATAACTTCGGATGATATGTATTATACTAATTCTGTTACAGGTAAGGCATCACCTAAGTTTGAAGTAGGTAATAATGTTACAGCATCTTCTGGTGCTCAAGGTATCATAAAGGAAGTACATAGAAATAATAAGTATTTAGTCATTGAAATTATATCAGGTGAATTTAATGAAAATGGTGAAACTATATATACACCAGGCAATGCTGATGATTCTATTAACTGTACATCAATTGTTTCTAATGCTTACGCGCCAAAATATCATTTAGATGATTCAACAGGTGTTCCTACTGCGCCAAGAAGTGCAGGCACCACAGCATTTACTAATTATCATTATGAGGATATGTTAAATGATAAAAATAGATCAATTAAGGTTATTAAGCCTGATTTAATAACAGAAGTAATATCAGAATTCAATATAGAAATTAGTCAATGAAGAGTTTAACTAACTCCAATGCCTTAGAAAAAATCATAGTATCCTTTAATTATAAAGGGCAAGGCTTTGATATAAGTGCAATGGTAACCACATTGAATATTGCAGAGAGCATTACTGGTGACCTAGTAGGTACTTTATCTGTTACTGATGATGCTGGTATTATTGATAATATCATTTTAACAGGTGATGAAATTATTAATATTTCTTTTTCATATTTTGATTTAGAAATTAAGCATGCATTTTTCTTTAATGGTATTAAACATATTAATATTGGTGCTGAAGCACATAAGAAAACATATCAAATATCACTTGGGTCTATTAATGATTTCATTTCAGCCACACACTTAGTATCAAAGGCATACTCGGGTAAGTCAACAGATATTATTGGTAATGTTTTTGTTGAGTATTTTGTATTTGATGATCTTGTTATTAAGAAAGACTCATTAAGTACAGGTAAATATATTGCGCCTAATATATCACCCAAAAAGGTTATTGATACATTAAAGAATACTTCATATGATGAAGAAGGCACTTCATTCTTTATGTATCAAAATTTATTTATTAATGGTGTTACTATATTAGATTCTTTATATAATATGCTACAACAGGAACCTATATTTGAAATATCACCTCGACTTGGTTTTGCCGATGAAATTAATAAGGGCCCAATTAAACATTCTATTGGTAGACCAACGAATATTGTTATTGATGATAATGTAGATATTATTGGTGTTTCATCCACCGGTATAAAAGGTAAGTCTTTAGAGTTTATTAATTTAGATACTTCTTCGTATAATAAAGATTTATTTAGAGGAACATCTAAACCGGCCACGAATTCGGTTAAACCTCATAGAGCTAATATGTATGATAACACCGAAACCTCTTTGTTTACATCAGCTAATGATATGCAAATGACACATGCTAAGTATAATACATCAACTGCTTTTTCTATTAATGCTAATGCATATAACACTCCGGCAATTCCTGGTTTATGTGTAGGTAATATGGTAACCTTAATTGTTTCTGATTCATCCGTGGTTAGAGTCAATTCGCCTAAAGATAAGTATAGTAATAAGTATGCAAATAACTATATTGTATCAGCAATAGATCATCATTTTGAAGGTGGCCTATATACTCAAAACATCAGATTATCTAGAGGTATTATATGATATATTATGGCATTGTTGAGGATATATATGATCCTGAAAAACAAGGTAGAGTAAAGGTTCGTGTGCATGGTGTACATGACGCAAGAAAAGATTTAATTAAAACTGAAGATCTTCCATGGTCTTTGGTTATGGGAACAACAACATCACCGGGTATATCAGGTGTTGGTCATTCATCATTTCTATTACAAGGTTCGTGGGTTGTTGGAGCATTTATTGATGTAGAACATCAAGACTTTATGGTTATGGGCTCATTACCAACCAAATCAGGATTCGAATTTGGTAACACGCAAATGGGGTTTACCGATCCTAATGGTAAATACCCTAGAAATTTAGAGGAAGAAGATAATAACTTAAGAGTTAGAGGTAGACCAGATCCAAATGATTATGAGGTTCAAGGTAATTATCAACCTCGTTCTGCTTATGCTCCTCAATATCCATATAACCATGTATATGAATCAGAGTCTGGTCATATTAAGGAATACGATGATACACCTGGTTCTACTAGAATTAGAGAAAGACATAATTCAGGTACTTATTATGAAGTACAACCAGGTGGATCTAAAATAGAAAGAGTTGTTGCAGATAACTACGAATTAATACTTGGCAATGATACTGTTGAAGTAAAAGGTAATGTAAATATTATTGTTTCAGAAGATGTTAATTTATCTTGTGCAGGATCTGTTACTGCTAATGTTGGGGAGAACGTAGACTTCTTAGTTCAAGGTGATGTTAACGGCGAAGTAAGAGGTAATGTATCAATGAGGGTTGGTCCTAAAGAACCAGATCATGTTACTTATGCAGATGATGGAACGGCAATACATAAAGCGGCACCAGAAGGATATACTAAAAATCAAGCGATTGCTATATGGAACCCACCAATTGATATAAAAATTACAACGGAAATTAGTGGTTCTGATATGTTATCCTCTGGTTCTAAGCTGTTAGAATCTGAAGATGCGGATGGCAATCAAAGACAATATTATGTGAGTATGAGTATATCTACATCTTCAGATGGTACTAAAGGTGATGCAGAAATTACAATTTCTGATATGTCGAGCGATGGTGCTACTAATGAAAATACATATTTTATGATGGATGTTTCATTATATACACTATCTCAAATAGCATCAGCATTTGATGCTAATGATTATAACTCATTAGCACGAATAGCACAAAAATATGCAATTGATGAATATGGAAATTCAATTGAAGTTGAAGATGGATTTAAACCACAAGATATTAAATTAGAAAATGGTAATTGGGTTTATAAAGGTGAATCATTACCTGCTTCATTTGGACATATTGATTTGCATATTGAAGGTGATGTTACAGGACTAATTGATAGAAATGTTGATTTAACAGTATTGAATAATGCTAAAGTTGATGTTAAAAAAGATGCTGATATTGACGTTGGTGGAAATGTTGATTTAGATGTTGGCGGAAATATGGATACTTTAGTTCAAGGGACATACACTTGTGAAAGTAAAGGTAATATGAAATTCACTGCACCACGCATAGATATTAACGAATAATGCCAAGTGCTTGTAGAAAAGGTGATTCATTAAGTACTGGGCATGGATGCACGAGTACTACTACGTTAGATACTCCTGGTCAAGGAACTGTTTTTATTAATGGGATATTAGCAGCAAGGCAAGGCGACCCAACAGTAAGTCATACTACATCACCACCATTATGTCCTGCTCATGTAGCTAATGTTAATGTGGGTTCTGGTAATGTGTTTATATGCGGAAGTGCAGCAGCGAGAGTAGGTGATTCAGCTGATGCAGGAGCTATGACTTCAGGATCTAGTAATGTATTTATTGGTGGATAATAGGTATAAATAACATTATGGCCATTACAACCTCAAACAAAACAGAATATGTTGATTTAGACTTTGTGTTTAAATCAAACCCCAACACGGGTGACATAGGAATAAAGAAGCAGATTAATTCTGTTAAGCAAAGTGTGCTACATATTCTAAATACCAATCATGGTGAGAAAGTATTCCAACCTTTGTTTGGGGCTAACCTAAGACAATACTTATTTGAAAATAATGGTTTAATAACATCAATTGCTATTACTGATAGTATTAAAGAGGCAATTACTAACTTTGAACCTAGGGTGGAAGTATTAAATGTTAAGGTTAATAATAAACCAGACCTAAATAAAATAGCAATAACAGTTGTTGTTAAAATTATATCGACAAACCAGATTACTAATATCGCAACATCATTAGAGAGACTAAGATAATGGCACAAGACAGAAGAATTAATGCATCAGAATTAGATTTTAATACATTAAAGAGTAACTTAATTACATATATGCAGGACCAGCCTGGTGCATTTGCAGATTATAATTTTGAAGGCTCTGCAATGAATACAGTGATTGATGTGTTATCATACATCACGCATATTAACTCAGTTAATGCTAACTTTGCTCTTAATGAAACATTTTTAGATACAGCACAACTTAGACAATCTGTTGTGTCACATGCTAAGTTACTTGGTTATACACCAAGATCAACATCACCTGCTGTAGCATATATTGATGTTGAATTAGTTTCACCAACCGGTCTATATATTGATGGTAATAATCTTCCCGCGACTATAAATCGTGGTACAGTATTCACAACGATTATTAATTCTATATCATATAATTTAATTGTTTCAGAGACAATGACAACGGCGTATGGTGAACATGATTCAGGTAAATACATATTTAAAAATGTTAAATTAGAGCAAGGTGTTCTCGCCAATAGATCATATCTATATGATCCATCAAACTTTGATTCATATACAATTACAAGTGATAATGTAAACACAGATTCGTTAATTGTAGATATTTATGAATCATCTACGTCTACTGAGTCCACTACATTTACTAAGTCTAATAATATTACAAATATTACTGCTGAATCAAATGTATATTTCTTGGAAGAATCAAGAGATGGGTTTTATGAAATTAAATTTGGTGATGGTATTATTGGTACTCAATTAGATGCAGGTAATATTATTAAAATTAATTATTTAGTTGTTGGCCCAGGTGATATTAATGGCGCTTCAATCTTCTCGTTAAATGATACTATTGAAGGTAACACTAATGTATCCATAACAACAATACAAAATGCATCTGGTGGTGCTAGTGCTGAATCGACTGAATCAATTAGATTCTCTGCACCACTTGCTTTTACTGCTCAAAATAGAGCCGTAACACCAGATGATTATAAAGGTATTATTCAAAACTCTTGGGGAGATATTGATACACTTACTGTATGGGGTGGTGAAGATAATATTCCACCAGACTATGGTAAAGTATATGTATCGATTAAACCTAAAGCAAGAGAAGTATTAACAGATACCGAAAAAGAAATTATTATTGGTAATATTCTTAAGCCAAAGAACGTAGTATCAATTACACCTATTCTTGTTGACCCTGATTACACATACATTGACTTAGAAGTTTATTTTAAGTTTAACCCTAATGTAGCATCATCAGATAAAGCTACACTATCCGAGAACATTAGAATAACTATTGAAGCATATAATGACACTAACCTAAAATCATTTGGTGGTGTGTTTAGAAACTCAAACCTATTACGTGATATTGATAGTTCAAGTGTTGCTGTTATTTCAACCATTATGAGAATTGAAATGAGTAAGAAATTTGTACCTGAATTAGGCAATGAAAAATTATATACATTTGATTTTAACCAACCAATCACTTATTTATCAGGTAAGACTCAATACATTACTTCGACAGAATTTACATATAGAGGTGAGTCGTGTAGACTTAAAGACTATTTAGATACGGAAGAAAATAAGAATATTATACAAATTGTTTCTGGGTCAGGCACAACTTTGAATCCAAATATTGGTCATGTAAACTATAATACAGGTAATGTAACACTTGAAGGTTTTGCACCTGATTCAATTGTAGGCCCATATGATTATATTAAAATTATTACTAAACCGGCATCGTCTGATATAGCACCAACACGAAATGAACTATTAACAATTAATTCTTCTTCAGCAATTATTGTTGGTGAAATTGACACAATGGTTACTGGTGGTACTACTGCCGGTATTGACTACACTACAACGAGTAACTAATGGCTTTTAATGTATCCTCTTATATAGATGATTTGGTCCCTGAGCATATTAATCAGGACTACCCTGAGCTTATTGAGTTCATAAAAGTATATGCTTTATATCTAGAGAGAGAAAATAAATCTGCATTTTACTTAAATCAAATTGATCATCAGCGTGACATTGATTTAATTGAAGAGCATCTATTAACAGAGTTACAAAATGAAATTGGAGCTCCAATTCCTAGAGACTTTGCGGCTGATCCAAGACTATTTTATAAACATCTAGTTGAATTTTATAGATCACGTGGTACGCCAGAATCAATTAAGGCCTTCTTTAAATTAATTTATGATGATGAGGTAGAAATATACTTCCCTAGAGAAGATATGTTGATACCATCTGATGGTAAGTGGCATGATCAAAAAGAAGACATCATTGCTAATCAAAGTGATTATACACCAACATATATTTGGACAATAAGCACTAATACTTCAATCATTAACTTTAATTCGGATAGAGGTTTTGCACCTAAGTTTGATGATGATGTTATATTTGTAAATGATGTATATATTTCGAATGGTGACTATAAAGAAACGGTTTATTATGATGAGTCAGATAATGAAATAAAATACTCATTAATATTTCCTAATGAATTAGTAATAGGTGATGTAGTTAAAGCATACCCTAAAGGTCTATTCACTAAGAGTGATGGATTCCTTTCGGAAGAAAGAATTAAAATTCAAGATTCATACAAATATCAAAAATTTTCTTATTTACTTAAAACAGGTAAAAATATTGATGATTGGAAAAATGCATTTACAAGGCTAATTCACCCGGCCGGATTTATATTCTTTGGTGAGATTCTTATTCTTATTGAGATGTTAGAATCAGTCAACAATGAAGTACAACCTGGTTATCAAGGTTCTGGATTACCTATAAATATTAATATACCTGCAATACATATACAACCAACTGTAAATGAAGCTGGGACTTATGTAGAGAAGGAATTTGAATATGCATATTCACCTGCAAGAATTGGTATGTGGAACCATTTGGAAAATACCAAGTTCTGGAATTGGAGACCAATGCGAGAATATGGTGAATATACATTGCAGGATGTTATAAATAACAATATCGGATTACAATTAGGAGCAAGAATTTGGTCTTGCACCCCTGATGATCCAGCAACAGATACATCGTACGATTCAAATGATTGTACAATACAAACATAACGGAGAGACACTAAATGTCAGCAATTATAACAAGTAAATTTAGATTAGATACAACTGAAAAATTTGTTGACAGTCTTACATCAAATCAATTCTATATGGGCTTGGGTAGATCAAATGCATGGGCAGATGATACGACACCAGATAATCCATATGAAAATGACTACACAGTAAATACTTTATGGGAAAATATGTTTGCCATAAAGAAAATTGACTCATCAGATATTATTTATTCAAGCCCAAGAACTCTATGGACCTCGGGTGTAACATATTCTGATTATGATGATAGAGATACTAACATCGAAGGTAAAAACTATTTTGTTGTATCAGATAATAATAATGTTTATATGTGTCTTAAGTCAGGTGGCGTATCTACTACTAACCCTGATATTGCTGGTGTGACTACTGCGGGTGTGATTGATCATTCATCAACTGATGGTTATATTTGGAAATATATGTTTACTATTCCAGTTGATATAGGTTCTAAATTCCTTACGGCATCATTTATTCCAGTAACCCATTTAACAAGCCAACCAGCTCCAGGGTCAGATACTGCCCTATTAAATCAATGGTCAGTACAAGATAATGCTATTGTTGGTGCAATATATAATATCAAAATTACAAGTGGTGGTACAGGTTATACAAGTGCTCCAACTGTTACAGTAAGTGGTGATGGTACAGGTTGTACAGCAACAGCAACAGTGTCTGGTGGTGTTGTTACAGATATTATAGTTACAAATGCAGGAACAGGCTATACTAAAGCAGTTATCACTGTATCAGGTGGGTCAGGCTCTGGTGCTTCATTAAGACCGGTAATTAGTCCTGCTGGTGGCTTTGGCGCTGATCCACGAAATGATTTAAGATCACATTATGTTACTATTAATAAAGTATTTAATGGTGATGAGTCAGGTGATATTCCTGCATCTAATGACTTTAGACAAATTGCGCTTATTAGAGATCCTATTGATTCAAGCACATCAGCTGTGGCTTCTCAGAATGCATACACAACAACTAAGTCATTATCAGTAGCTACTGGTGGCTCATTTGGTACTGATTCAATGATTGAAGGTACTGATACTGGCGCATCAGCAATGGTTATTGAATATGATTCAGTGAATGGTATCATTTACTTTGTACAAAATGAAGATACTGGATTTGTTAATTTCACTGATGATGATAACATTAGAGTTGTAGGTGATACAGGATCCGGCCAAGATTGTACTTCGGTTAATGACGCTGGTATTGTACAATACTCTGGTGATGTAATGTTTATGGAAAATAGAACTTCAGTATCACGTGGTGCTGACCAAATTGAAACTATCAGATTAGTAATAGCATTTTAAATTAGGAATAACAAATGGCAATTAAGTTTAACATTGAACCATATTGGGATGATTATAATACACCCACTGCGGATGGATTAACTCCAAAAGAAAAATATAATAAAATTCTTTTTAGACCTGAGCATGCTGTTCAAGCAAGAGAGTTAACTCAATTACAATCAATGCTTCAAAACCAAGTATCATCTGTTGGTGATCATATGTTTAAAGAAGGTTCAATTGTAATTCCAGGTGGAGTTTCAGTATATAATAAGATTGATTACTTAAAATTATCCGCGGTTAATACAACTAATATGTCAGATCTAATTGGATCAGAATTTACTAATGGAACTTCAACAGTAAAGGTTGTGCACGCCGAAGCAGCAACTGATACAGACCCAGTAACATTATTTGTTAATTATGTTTCAGGTTCTGATAAGTTTGTTGATGGTACTTCTTTAACTGGCCCATCAAGCTTAACAGCAACAGTAGCTTCAAGTGGCTTTGGTTCCCTAGTATCTGTTGATGATGGTATATATTACATTAAGAAACATTTTGTTATTGTTAAGAAGGCTACAATTGTACTTTCTAAATATAGTACTACGGTATCGTATGATGTTGGTTTAAAAGTTACTGAATCAATTGTAGGAGCAGGTGATGATGCATCATTAAATGATAATGCCCAAGGTACCCCTAATGAATCTGCACCTGGTGCCCACAGATATTCAATTACTACAACATTAACTAAACAAGCAAACAATGCTAATACAGGTAACTTTGTATTACTTGCAAGACTTGAAAATGGTTCTATTGCTAAGCATGCAAGAACAACAGATTATGCCATAATTGAAGATACAATGGCAAGAAGAACATTTGATGAGAGTGGTAACTATACAGTTAACCCATTCCCTGCACAAATGAAAGACAATGTTGATGGTGATAGTACTAAATTAAGTATTGGTATTGAACCCTCGAAGGCTTATGTAAGAGGCTATGAAATTCAAACATTAAACACTACAAATGTTGATGTTAATAAAGCAAGAGAAGTAGACTTAGCCACAGATAAAGTTGTTGAGGTAACACATAATAACTATATTGATGTGTCTGGTATTACATCGTTACCTGAAATTGATAATTATAATACAGTACAACTATTAGATGTTGGTGGTACTCAAACAGGTACAGCTAGAATTAGATCAATGCAAGCATTACCTACATCTGGTCATTATAGATTACATGTATTTGATTTAACAGGTACTATTACTGGTGCTGTGTCAATTGATTCACCTTCGAGCTCATTTAATGCTTCAGCTATTGAAGGTTATAACTTGGCTTCTGATACATTAGTATATGCATTACCATATACAAGAATTAAAACATGTTCAGCCGAACTTGATGAAAACAATCCGGCAGATTTTAACTATCGTTTTGAAACAAATAGAGTTATTGGTACATCACAAGTTGCTTCAAATCAAGTATCTTTCCTTGCTTCATTAGCTAATGAAACATTTGGTGGATATGACACATCGAACTGGATATTATCTAATAATGATACTGGTTTTATTGTACCATTTACATCGGGTGATATTACAATTGATAATGCTAATACCCCTCCTCAAGTAACTATTACAGGGATTGACCAAACTATTGATCAAGATTACTTAACTCTTATTGCTCCAACAAACAGAACATTAGAACATAAGACAAAAACACTTGTGTCTAACCAAGGAGTTCAACTACCACAATCTGGTGACTTTACATCACCGGTTAATTTAGACCATTGTGATGTATTACGTATTGTGTCTATTCAGGAAGCTACTTCAGGCCAGGATGTGACTGATCACTTTGACTTTAATAATGGCCAAACTGATACACATTATGGTGTAGGTACTATAACACTTAAAGTAACAACTAACTATGTAATTAATGATGACTTAGATGTTGTGTATGATTACTTCGATCATGGTACCGGCGACTTCTTTACAATTGATTCATATACTGGTCAAGCTAACTATGAAGATATTCCAAGTCATGGCGGTATCGAATTAAGATCAGCCGTAGACTTTAGACCTCGTATGAACAATGGTGGTGGTAACTTTACGGGTAATGGTGCTTCAGTGTCTAACACTCCTAGACCAGATACACAATTTGAAACAGACATCCAATACTACTTAAATAGAATTGATAAAGTTTATTTAGATAAAGATGGTGACTTTGGTGTACTTGAAGGTGTATCGGATCTTGATCCTAAAGACCCAGGCACACCTAAAGATGCAATGGTATTATATCACTTATTTGTTCCGGCCTATACATTAAATCCGGAAGAAGTTACTATTAAATATATTGACAATAGAAGATACACAATGCGTGACATTGGTAAGCTTGATCGTCGTATTGGTAACCTTGAGTATTATACTACTCTTAACCTATTAGAGAAAGAAGCAGAGAATAAACAAATTCTTGGCTCTAATGGTATGGACAGATGGAAGTCAGGCTTCCTTGTTGATTCATTTACTTCTACTAACATTGCAAGAGCATCTTCAACTGAATTTAAAGCAGGTATTGATAGAGATTCTGGTGCATTAAGACCTTTATTCTCTGAAGGTAATATTGGTATGGATTATGATGCTTCATCCACCACTCAAAAGACTGGTGACTTAGTAACCCTTCCATATACAACAAAGGCAGTTATATCACAAACGCAATCCTCTGGTACAATTAATGTTAATCCATTTGATGTATTTAACTGGACAGGTTCTGTTGCATTATCACCAAGCTCTGATGAGTGGAAAGATACTGACCAAAGACCACAGGTTGTTGTTAACCAAGATGGTATATTTGATGCAATGAGAGATATTGCTGATCAGTCAGTTGCAACAGGTACTGTATGGAACTCTTGGCGAACTAATTGGACTGGTAGATCAACTACATCAAGAACAGATTCTAGATGGTGGAGACGTGATAGAATTACTACTACCACTACTACAAGAAACCAAGGTAGATCAGGTGTTAGAACATCTATTGGTACTGAAACAGTAAATACAAATATTGGTGATAGGGTTGTTGAAGTTAACTTCGCACCATTTATGAGATCACGTATTGTTACATTTAATGCAACAAGATTAAGACCTAATACTGAAGTGTTTGCATTCTTTGATGATATATCTGTGGCTGATTATGTATCAACACAACCATCGAGTGTAACACCTTCGGTTGGTGTTAATAATAATACAAGTTTTCCGGGTGGTTCTACTACATTAATTACAGATGCTAATGGTAATTTATCTGGTTCATTCTTTGTACCTAATAACCCATCATTAAACTTTAAGACTGGTGATAAAACATTCTTATTGACTGATTCATCTACTAATAATGAAGAAGAAACTGGTACATCCGCGGCAACTACATATTCTGCAAAAGGTCTTATTGAGACTAAAGAAAATGTAGTTATCTCTACTCGTGTACCTTCAATTCAAAGAACAAATGTATCTGATTCAAGGGTAATTACTTCTACTTCAACTTCTCGAAGAAGAGAATGGACAATGAATTGGGGTGATCCTCTTGCACAATCTATTCTATTGGATAATGATGGTGGTGTATTTGTTACATCTCTTGAAATATTCTTTACTACTAAAGATGAAAACATTCCAGTTCAAATTCAATTTAGAAAAATGGACCAAGGTATTCCTACCCAGGAAGTTATTCCTTTCTCAGACACAACAGTTAATGCTTCTGATGTAAATGTTGATGGAACCTCTACTACATTTACATTTGACTCACCTGTTTATTTACAAGATAATATTGAATATTGTTTTGTTGTTATGGCTAATTCAAATGAGTACATGGTTCAATATGCAGAGATTGGTGAAGAAGATGAAGAAGGTAATAGAATCTCTAAACAACCATATAATGGTGTTATGTTTAAATCACAGAATGCTTCAACATGGACTCCGGATCAAAATAAAGACTTAACATTCGTGTTGAATCGTGCAGTATTTGATACTTCGGCTGAAGCTTCTCTTGTTCTTAAGAATAAAGAGTTACCTACTAGAGCATTAGAAAATGATCCATTCCAAACAACTAATGGTTCGTCTGAAATTATTGTGTCTCATAGAAACCATGGTATGTCTGATGGTGATTCAGTAACAATCGATGTTGATGAAAATATTGCTTCTATTAATGGTATTCCAACTTCAGAAGTTACTGATACTCATACTATTTCAGCTGTTGAACGTGATAGATATACTATTACATGTTCAAGTAATGCTTCTGGTACTGGTATTGATGGTAATAATACAGTCACAGCCACACAAAACCTGGCATTTAATACAGTGTATCCATTAGTACAGGAAGTTACATTACCTAATACTGGTATGGTTTGGGGTATTAAAGATTCAATGGAAGATACAGGTCTACTTGGTTCTACATATTTACCTATTATCATTAATGAGAACTATACTCCACAAGCACCTAAGATTATTAAACAAGGTTCAACTCCTTCGTTGGAGCTTAATGGTATATTCACTTCAACTAAAGATAATTTGTCTCCGGTTGTAGATATGGATAGATGTTCTGTTATTACTATTTCAAATAGAATTGATAACCCTGCTGCTACTACCACGGCTGGACATAATGTTGTTGCTAATTACTTTGACGAAACTGACCCAACTAAAGGTTCTGTTCTTTCTAAATATTTAACTAAAACAGTTCAATTGGATGATTCATCAGATCAACTTAAACTTTATTTAGATGTTAATAGACCATCATTTACTAATGTACAAGTATATCATAAGACTGGTTCTGAATCAAGTACCTTTGATACTTTAAATTGGGTTGAAGCCCCATTAACAATACCATATTCTGATGCTGGTGATTATACTGAAATGGAATATACTATTGATGTTAATGAATTTACTTTGTTTGCTATTAAGATTGTATTTACATCACAAACAACATCAAAGGTTCCATCAGTACAAAGCTTAAGGGCTATTGCTTTACAAGCATGATACCAGTAAAGGGACATGCTGATTTATATAGGGATCCATCTTCGGGTGCTATTATAAATAAGAATAGGACTAATGCAGGTATTGCAAAGGAAGCAAAAAAGAAATTTGAAAAAGATCAGAATCGTATTAATCAATTGGAAAATGATGTTTCAGAGATTAAAGATTTATTAAAACAATTATTAGAGAAATAATATGCCAAATATAGTTAATATTGCACTAACAGATACTTTCGAACAATGGAGAGTAAAAGATAATGAGATTGGTGCTGCGATTGGTGATATTGATGCATTAAATCTTGCCGGTGTTGCTGGTGATGAAAGTATTATATCATCATTAAATGAATTAAGAATTGATACAACTAATCAGGCTGCTTGGATTGGTGATACATCTACTTTATATGGTGGTAATAATAATTTAACTACTGCAGTTAATGATGCCAAATCAGATATCGATACCATTGCTACTACGGCTGGTATTGATCTATTGACAAGTTCATTAACTGGTTATGATGGTACAGAAACAGCCGCGGTTGATATTTTCAATGCCCACTTTGCTAGATTAGAAACTAATGATATTGACATTGCTGCTATTCAAACTAATATTACTAATAATGATATTGATATAGCTGCTATTGATACTGATATTGGTGATTGGGATTCTTACAATGGTTCTGATGCTACAATTGTAGCTGCTTTAAATTCAATTAAAGGTGTTCAAGATAACTTAGGTACTGACTTTGTAAATGCCACTGGCGATACAATGACAGGTTCATTAGTTGCTGATGGTGGTATTGGGGCAACAACAACTTTAAACTTAGGTGTTGGCGCGGGTACAGCAATTACAGTTGATAATCAACAGAGAATAGGTGTTGGTAAAGCATCACATGCTTCATATAAGATAGATGTAAATGGTACTATTAATGTTGATACATTAAGAATTGATGGGCAAGATACAGATGATAGATATATTCTTAATTCATCCACAGGTGGTACTGCTGAAATTTCGGCTAACATTGAACATACAGGTACAACTACATTTTCTGATGATATTATTATTGGTTCAGAAACTATATATGATGCTTCTGGCTTTACATTTACTGAATATCTTTCTGATCAAATTGGTTCATCATTTACTAACAATTCCGAGTCTGGTGGTATTACTGCTGTTTATAATGATAGTACTAATAAAATTACTTTAGCAATTGCTGATGATGGTCATAACCATACAACAAGTAATATTGATAACTTCACCGAAGAGGTTCAAGATATTGTTGGTACAATGGTATCAAATCCTAATTCTGAATCAGGTATTAATGTAACATATGATGATACTGCAGGTAAGATGAACTTTAACGTTTCCGATCCTACTATATCTATTACAGGTGCGGTAACAGGTTCAGCAACAATGACTAACCTAGGTTCAATTACCATTAATACTGCTTCAGGATCTAATTCAATTCCTACTTCGGCTATTACTGACTTATTAGAATATATTCAAGATACTGTTGGTTCTATGGTGACGGGTAATACTGAATCAGGTATGGATGTTAATTATAATGATACGTCAGGTAAGCTAAACTTCACAAATAGTTTAGCAGTTTATGATGTAAATGGAACACAAGTGTTCTAATATATAAATAACTATATGGCAATATATTCAAATTTAACGGTTGACCAAGGTTCAGACTTCTCTACACAAATAACTGTAGAAGATTCTACTGGCAACCCAGCAGATCTAACCGGCTATATTGGTGCTGGTGAGATTAGAAAAACATATACTTCCAGTGCACATTACGATTTTGTTGTGGTGATTACTAATGCTGCTTCAGGTGTAGTTAATATTACTATACCAAACGCAGTAACAAATGTAATGAAGCCAGGAAGATATGTGTATGATATTGAAGTAAGAAGTCCTACTATGGAAATTACTCGTATAGTAGAAGGACAAGTAGAAGTATTACCGGGTGTAACTAGGAGCTTATAATGGCGCTAAAAGGAAAAATAGGTCCACAAAGATCTATCCAGGCTAAACAAATGGCCTATACACCCACACAAAAATTGAGTGAACTGGTAGATGTAGATACAACTAACAGGGCAGATGGTTCGGTGATTATTTGGGATGATGTAACTCAAACCTTTAAAGTACAAGGCAGAGTTGAGAATCCTAATGTTTTGGTAATTGGCGGTAGTTTTTAATGCACATGCATTGCAACACGCTTGGTAAATTTAATTTAATTTAAGGAGAGACAAATATGTCAGGTACAGTAATTGTAACTAAGTTCTCCCTGGCCAATGCACAACCTGCAAGTAATGCATTAGCTCAAGGCGAACAGGCTTATTCTTATATAAGCGACAAACTATGGATTGGTTGGGATAACGGTGGTGTTATTGATCCAATTGCAATCGGTGGTAAATTTTATACAGATCAATTAAAAGCTTCATCAGTAGACTTTGGTAAGACAATTGCAAATCATGCAATCATTACAGGTTCTGATAATAAAATTGATTTAATCAATATTGATAACATTACTATTGACGGTAATGATATTACAACAACTAATACCAATGGTGACTTAACAGTTAACCCTAACGGTACTGGTGAATTTAACGTACAAGCTACAACTAATATTGTTGGTAACTTTACAGTATCAGGTACATCAGCATTTACTGGACAAACTACATTAGCTTCATTAAATGTAACGGATCTTACAAACAACAGAGTTTTATTAGCTGGTGTTTCAGGTGAAGTAGAAGATAGTGCTGATTTAACATTCGATGGTACACTATTAACACTTAATGGTAACCAAACAACTACTGGTAATGCTTTAGTTAATGGTACATTACACGTTGATGGCCAATCTACTTTAGCTTCACTTAACGTTGAAGACCTAACTAATAACCGTGTTGTTATTGTTGGTGCTGGTGGAGAGATTGAAGACTCAGGTAACTTTACATTCGACGGTACTCTACTAACAGTAACTGGTAATACTACTACTTCTGGTACAGTACAAATTGGTGGTGCTACAAACATTGATGCTCAACTAACTGTTGATTCATTAAATGTTCAGGACTTAACAAATGATAGAATGGTATTTGTTGGTGCTGGTGGTGAATTAGAAGATTCAGCTGATTTAACTTATGATGGTTCAACGCTATATTTAAATGGTGATCAACATATTACGGGTTCTTTAGATGTAAATACTTCTGCAACTATTGCTACATTAAAAGTTGTAGACTTAACAGATAATAGAGTTCTTATTGCTGGCCCTGGTGGAGAGATTGAAGACTCTGCTAATTTAACATTCAATGGTACAACATTACAAGTAACTGGTACATTAGATGTTGATAATATGCGTCATGATGGCAATACTATTTCTGCTATCAACTCTGACGGTGGTTTAACACTAACACCAAATGGAGATGGCTTAGTAACAATTGATACTAATACAGCATTTGTTGTTGC